ATAAAAAATTAGCTAAGTACGAAAAATATACTGAAGAGAACAAAAAACTATTTATTGATTTATCGAATCAAATAAAAACTTATGATAAGGTATCGCTAACAGCTGATTCTGAAAGATATTCAACGTTAGACAAAAAACTACAAAAGATAAATGGTGATATTGAACTAATGAAGGTTAAGGTTAAAAACAAGCTAGAAACCGTTAATAGGTTACACGATCACGAATACGACCCTGATTGCGAATATTGCCAAAACAATACGTTTGTAAAGAATGCAGAGGCCGCCAAACAGGAGTTGCCCAAGTTAAAGGTAGAAACTGATAAATTGCTGGAGGAAAAATCAAGCATAGAACAAGAAAAAAATACTTTAGAATCTTCGGTAAATAATCTAAATGACTTATTAGAATTAGAATCTAAGTTGGCACTACACGTAAAATACCAATCAGAAATAAAGGTAAAAAAGGTAACT